GTACGCTGCTGACAACTTACCTTTAGCGATGTTCTTAGCGTGACGGTCTTTGAAGGCATTGATACGAGCTGAACCATCAGGACTACCTACTACGCCTTGCTGACCGAAGCGGATAAGCTTTACCTCATCACCTTCTTTGGCTAAGACAGCGTGACTCTTAGTGGCATGACCGGGAGTCTTCTTAGGTTTGTTGTAACCTGCGAACTCTTCGCTTCCTCGTTTGATTGTCATTTAGCTTTAGCCTTTTTAGGTTTCTTAGCAGTCTTAGCTGATTCCTTGAAGTCCATCGCTGTAGGAGCACCTTTGCTGCCTACCTTACGCATGGTCTCACCTGAGCCAGCTTTGATGCGCTTACGTTTAGCGTTGATGTTAGCGTATAGTCCGTTCATATATTAGTATCCTGATATTACATCTAAAACTTCGTGATCTTCTTCTTCGTACTCTTGTTGGTACGTCGTCATAGCAAGCTGGTCAACGTAGGCAAGGGAGTCAATCAAGTCATCGTGTACGCCTGTAGCGGGGAACATAATGAATTGATCCTCAAATTGCTTCCAATCCTCATCCTTGTTCAAGCTGATACGTCCATGCTCGAAACGACCTTGTAAGGCCCATACGACCCTATCTGTCTTCTTCTTGTTACCGTGGGTGAGGTCGTGGATGTGCGTATACACATTGTTCTTCCTCATCAAGTCCTGAAGGTAGTGCATCACAGCATTCTTCAAGGCTCCTCGCTCGATACCCACAGCGACAGGTTGATACTCCTTAACGGCTAGGAGGATCTTGGAGGCAGTCTCCCTGATGTCCCAGCGTCCGTGGATGATCTTCTTGACCCACCAGTCACCGTTGTCTAGTATCTTGCAGACAGTGATCGCTGATTCATCCAAGCGTTTCTTAGAGGCTCCCGCGTTCTTAGCCACATCTTCAAAACCCGCCAAGTCAATCGCAATAACGTAGTCACCATATTGAGGTTCATCTTTGTACTTTAACCATTCTTCTTTAAATAGGTCACTACCTGCTGTATCGAAGGAAGACAAGTATTCTTGCTTGAAGGCGAAGGAGCTTAGAGTCCTCTGAGCAGCTTCAATCTCCTTAGGATCGATAGTCTCGTTGTCCTTGGTCGTGTAGTGCCAGCTTCGCCACTCTTCGTCAGTCTCTTCCTGACCTAGGTTGAACAGATCGTAGAACCAGTTACGACCACTAGGTGTGGAGATGAATAAGGCTCTACCTTTTTTGTCAGACAGGGAAGCTCGGATGATCTTCTGCCATGTGTCTTCCTTAATAAAGGCACACTCATCTAGGACAACATATGTAAGAGATACACCACGGAGACTATCAGGATTATCAGCACCTCGAACGAGAATCTTACGTCCATTGACTAATGTGATCTCCAAGTTGTTAACGTGGGAGGACTTGATGACTGGTCTACCTAAGTCAAGTAGCAAGTCCCACATAATAGTTCTAGCTTGTCCTAGGGTAGGGGCTATGTACATCACAGCGGAGCCTTCAGGACAGTTCAGAGCCTCAATGAGCAGGGTCACAGCTGAGAGCCTAGACTTACCACAACGTCGTCCAGCTGCTACGACCTTGAAGCGATGGGAGTCTTTGAAGACCTCTTGTTGCCACTTCAGTAGTTGAAAGTTAAGAGCCGTCATAACTCCTCTTCCTCGTCCACTTCGTTCTTAGGCGTAACGTCCTCAATGTCGTACTGAACTTCCTCAGCGTCAACCACAGGCGCAGTGAGACCAGTAATGTTAATGCTAATAGAAGGAGTACCAGATCCTTGTTTAGTTTGTTCGAAAGCACTGACGGGCATGATCCTATCTACGACTAGCTTCCATGCAGCTGCTTGGTTCTTATGGTCATCATTGAGGGCTGCATTGAGGATAGTCTCTAAGACCTTAGCTGACTTAGGGGAGTTAAGCATCCTAGCTTTGTACTCATCGATAATAGCCTTATCACCCTTAGGACGACCTAGTGTGCCTCTGTTCTTAGACTTCTTAGCTACTATCTCACCCTTCTTGGGCCTACCTCGTCCTCTGACTTTTAACTCTGTACTTTGTTCCATCTTTGTCCTTTGATCGGAGATAGACTAATTATAATAATAAGGGATAACAATAGGGATACCCACTACTATGAGTACTCTAGAGTAACTATCTAATTTAACATTAAAGCAAGAATCTAAATGAAGTATATACTTACTTAATTTACCTCCTGTGTACATATACCGTACAGAGGAACACAAAGTAGTTTATAACTCACTTTAGAAACTTCCTGTATTACCTAAGTAGCCTGTCTACTTAGACTTCATTTGAGTTCTTGGAAGGATTACCTTCATAGAGAATTATATACCTCTTTTCTCAAATGTCAAGCTTTATTTACATTTATTTTACTTATATGCCATATTAGAGTCTACTCTCTAACTTCATAGCCCTCTTGTGTCCACATTCATGACCTCAAGGGTCTATGCAAGGCTCCTGTGCACAGATTATCTCCATAGTCTTAACCTGTCCCTAATTAATTCCATAACTTCTTTGATTTTATTAGACTTTTTAGTACTTTATTGTCTTTTCTTTATTCTACTTTTTTGTGTACTTAGGAGGCTCCCACAAAAGTTAAACACAGTAGCCCACCCCTCCCCCCTATCAAGTACTCCAAAGGTTCTCCACAAGTGTATACAATCTTAGTAGACAAGCTTACAATACTTACAAAGCTTACAAGTCTTACAGAGAGACAGCGTGAGTAGCGATGTAGCACCTATAAAGTACTACCTAGAAACACCAAAGTACTACAGGGTTTACCCTAGTTGGCATGGAATTAGAGACAAGCAAAGACTATGCCAGCTTAGAAGGTCAGTTCAAGGGATGCAGAGTATTACTTTTAAGGGTTAAATGCTTACAAAGTAATACTAGAGTACTAAGGGTTATCCCTATTAGGGTTTTGGAGGGGTCTTATAAATCAAGGACTTACGAGAACTGGCATGGTTCTTCCCTGCTATATATATGTGAGCCTCGAAAAAATTAAACTGTAACTTCAAAAGGAATCAAGACAATGACATACGCAGACCTGGTAACCAAGTTGCAAGCCTTAGAGCAGATCACAGGCGTAGAACTCTCAGACATCTGCGTAGACGCAGAGAACGCAGGTTCTAATCCTACAGACTACATGCTCTACGATTGTGCCTTCTGTGCTGCTCTAGATCGTGCAGATGAAGCAGGTCTCGATCTGTACGCTCTGCTCAAAACAGTTTAACCAACCCTAACCTCTAAGGAAATCACCATGCAAGCTAAGACCTACGACACTATGCTTAATGACAGCTACGGCTATGCACGACAGGCGCGTGAGTTCGCGAATAAGCTGGCCACCGAAGGCGATGCTAAGACATCACAGTTTTGGCATGAGATGGCTGACAAGCTATTCGCAGTCGTTGAACACGGCGACAATTTTAGATCAACTGGCAAATAAGGGGAGACACTATGACACACACAACAGACACACTCAGCTTCACAACGTACCTCGACGACAAGGGCAACCCTGACAGCTACCTCGTCGAAGGTATGCTCACCGATGAAGACGGTCAGGTCTTCCCTGTTGGAGAGTTTTGCTTCTACTTCGACAAGGCATTCAAAAACCTCTGCTACTATGTCGACAACTTCAGCTTCGATCAGAACCGCATACAATACATCGTCAAATAAGGAGACACTATCATGACAACACTCACCGACCGCATTCTATACTGCCTGTATGCCATCGCCATCTTGGTAGTGTGGCTCACCCTGTAACCCTTTGGAGAATCTACAATGCAAATCTACACACCTGAATTGTCAGCACGTATACTGTCGTTAATGTCTGATGTGGCTCTGTCCAATAATGGTTGGGCTATCACCACAGACATCGAGGCCGCTGAAGCCCTTAAAAATGCGGGTTATACAATCAGTCCTAGACCTCTAGGTTTTGTTGGCTCTGTTGGTGTATACAGTCCACAGGGTCAGCAAGCCGCTACCGCTGAATTCAAAGCTAACCACGTAGAGCCTACAATATCTGCCACGGGTTACTGGGCTTTTGACGCTGAGAATGCCCTGTTAGCACGTGCCGAGCGTATGACCATGGATTATTGAGAATCTAGCCTGTAGAGTCTCAGCAATGGGGCTTTATGGGGTAGGATTGTCTACCGCTTCAATCAACTTTCCAAGTATCGGAGAAAACACCATGAAACAATCTGTCAACTTCTATTCCTTCCGCGATGCGTTCAAGTCGCTGCGTCCCAATAATTTCAGTTATGAGGGTCTGTCTGTACTGTGGGATTATCTCGAACAGTATGAGGAAGATACGGGCAGCGAAGTCGAATTAGACGTCATTGCGCTTTGCTGCGACTTCGTAGAAGATACTGTGGAAATGATCGCAGCGTCTTACAGTATTGACCTCAGCGACTGTAAAGATGACGAAGAAAAAGAACAGGTAGTCGCTGATTACTTGACAGACGAAGGCGCTTATGTCGGACACGCTGCTGGCGGCTTTGTTTATCGCAATTTCTAAGGGGATCAATCATGGCATTCGAGAAAATCAACGCACCTTCTAAACCTCGCTTTGAGGGTCAGGTAGTTAAATTTGTGTCTGAACATGGGGCTATTCTGTACGATGTTGCAAAGGTCAACCCTAAGTATGGCAATCTAGAATGGTGGGCTTTGAATGAGCCTACAGAATATCAAATCAAACTAGCAGAGGAAACACAATGCTAAAAGAATCTCAAATTGTCTATGAGACCCTGAAACATTGGGTTTTAGACTGTGGCTCTAAGGGTTTTGAGGTCTATCGTAAGACAATAACCCATTCCGAACGATGTGCGCGGATAGGCTTTATAGGTGCTGAAGGTTTAGAGCGTGCTAAAGCTGAAATTGAACGAAGGGAGGCAACATGCTAAACAATCAGGAATTTATTAGCCTTGAGCGCCGATTATGGGCTGATGGCAACCCATTGTGTGACGAATTAGTCTCTACACGGGATGAATTGCTACATTTACTGTCTGTATCTAAGAAGATACTACAAAAGTACTCACCAGTAATCAATGAATTGTCGTCTGTGGATGATCTTGACTTTTTTAGAGAGTGGGATAACTTTGGTGACACTTTGGACAATTTAACCTATGATCTAGGGGTGACAGAATGACAATGAAAACTTACAATGTATACGTGGAAGACACGAACGGCAATTATCACAGCGACTACACCATAGAGGCTGAATCTGAGGCTATGGCTTACGATTTGGCTTATGAGAGACATAATTTCGCACCTATGACAATTTATGTCGACTTAGAGGAAGACTCTACATTGCTGCAAGATGCCTTTTTCGATGGGAAACACCCATTAGAGGCTTTCCCGTCTTTAAAGTGGGGTTCTAAATGACAATCATTATCATTGTGGGCTATATTGTCGATTACATCATTGCGGAGGATTTATGGTAAATTCTACATGGCCTTTCCCGACAGAAGATAACCCTTTGAAGCCTTGGACACCTGAGGATCATAAGAAGTGGGCAGAGGATAAACTCAAAGATGTGCCTGAGAGCCCTTTAATGGGGCTTTAAAGGCT